CCAGTTACTGCGTATTGAGTAGTATCGCCACCGACTTCTACAACAGTTGGTGTATATCCTTCTGGGGCAGACTGAACCCATTGCTTAACAGTTCTTCCAGTTTGATAAGGCGAATTTTCTGCGTCATATGCAAGCTCTGGAACATCAACATATGTACCAGTTTCAATCTTTTTAGGCGCACTTGTTTGAAGTTGCGTAAAAATCTGTGCTTGCCAATCTTGCGGAACTCCAGCATTACCCTCATTCGCTGTATATGCCATCAAACCTTCTAATTGCTTGTAGGCTTCAGGATTAGCTGCTTTTAACTTTTCAATATATGTAGGCTGTGCCGCCATCTGTTGAGATAGCTTCGTGCCGATGTTTCCAGCATCTTTGATTAAATTATCAAGCCAGCCCATTATGCTTCTCTATGTTAAACAGTACCGTTGGCAATCACGTTGCCCAACACGGTCAAATTACCCGATGCGTCAATCTTTGCCACAGCAGTAGAACTGTTGTAGATATACAACACGTTGGCAGTCTCAACAAACGAGAAGTTTGTGAACGTGCCATCAGCCTTAGTCGCAATAGCAGTTGCAATGTTGGTGAACTCAGTATCAATCTCAGTTCCCTTAACAACCTTATTAGCGTTGCCAGGCGACAAAGCATCCTTTGCTGCGAAATTCGTGGTCTTGGTGTAATTTGACATATCTATTCCTTATGCTAGCTTGCCATTCTTGGCCTGTATCTCAATCTTCTGAATGCTGACAGCCGCACCAGCAATCTGCACTTCATACCCTGTTTGCACAACCTTGCCAAAGCCAGTAGCCTGACCAACCAAGGTGCTCAATTGAATGCCTTGCGAGTAATAAGCCACAGGAGAGCCATTCTCACCATACTCAGCCGTACCATACTCAGCCACGGTAGACACAGGGATTTGAGCAACAGCAGAGTAATATTGACCGCTAAAGTCATATCCCCACTTGATCGTAAAGCCCTGATTCGTGCCACCAATGACAACCACAGAAATCTTCTTCAAGATAGAAGTGATGTTTATGTCGCCAAGGTCAGAATAGTTGGTGAAATACTGCATCCGATATGTGGAAGCATGGTCATAATAAGTACCGTACTTGCCAACATACCCATTCTTGCCAATCAGCAAGTCACCATTTCTGCGGGAAAGCAACGAGGTAGGCTCAATAGAGTCCCAAGTCGTTACCCTTGAAGAACCATCTTGCAAAGTGGCCTTTGTGTCAAACACATACACTTGCTTGGCAGTAGGCAATGTCAAGAGGTAGAAAGCCTCTTTCTCAGAATACACAGCCTTGATGTTTGTTGCAGTCTCACCAGAAACATACGTCATCAGGTCATTACGTACATTCTTAGACAAGTCACGCAAAGGCGCAGACTTCTCTTGGATAGTACGCATCAGGCTACGCACACCACTGTTTGACAAGAAAACAATGTCAGTTCCAGTCGAAACAATAGAATCTCTAGCAATACAGCCAATGCTACCGATAGTGTCAGACAATGACATGGTAGAAGGTGTAGTAGCGCCTTGATAAATCAGAATCTGACGCTTGCCAAAGATAAACAAGAATCCATTATGAGCACCCAAGCCCATAATCTGATCTGCGCCATTAGCCCAAACCCTAGACACATCCAAGCTACCAGACGTACCCGTTGACCACACATGACCTGCCAACAAGTCAGAGAAGTACACAGTAGCGTTGTTTGTTGACGTATCTGCCGCCCACAAGCGACCAAAGGCAGAGATAACAATGTTGCCACTTGGCACAGTACCTGTATAGCCTGTTTTCTCAGACACACGGCGATAAGTCGTGGTGCTTACCGCAGGGTCATAAATCAGCGGGTCATGGCCTGACTGGAAGAAATAAGTAATTCCATTCAAAGAGGCACAAGACCAATTGCTTGCAGAGATTGTGGGCGAAGACCCTCCCCCCCCATAGGTCAATTCCACAACAGCATTTGAGCCATCGAGCTTGAATATCTTGTTGTTGCCAGCAAACAGAATTGTCATAGTCCCGTCAGCCTGAATCAACTCGTGCATCACCTTAACGTCATTAGCGCCAAGGTTGCCAGAAGATGAATTAACCCTTGACCAACCCTTACTAGCACCAATGCGACCATATTGGTCAATCACGCAGTTCACCGCAATCGCAGCAAACCCAGATTCAAGCGTCAAAGGACTATCTTGGGTGTTCAACCCAAAGAAGCCTGGCGCTTGGACGCTGAATGTGCGTAGTTGCTGTGTCATACCGCATCAAACCCACTGTTATCAGGGAATCGAGTGCCTTCCAAAGCAATGTAGTCAGCCAACATAGACCGATACAAAGCATAAGCCTCAGAAGAAGACAATCCACCATCCTCACCACGCTCAACCAAAGCACGAGCATAGGCATTTTGGACAACCAAAACATCAGGCACTTTAACCACAGTAGCGTCAGAAGACAATGTGGCTTGTGGGATAGTCAAGAAGAACTTGAGGCTATACACACCATCAGGGGTAGGCCAAATAGTCACTTTGGTGTCGTAGCTTCCATCAACCCCGTCAAACGCATATTCAGTAGGCACAGCATTCACAGTGGGCGTGAAATTCTGCTTGCGATTCATAGCAGAAGTGCCAATGTTTTTCATCGTGATATTGCTAGTCACGTTCAATACATCAGTGACTTGGAACTTCTGACCCGCGCCTGTCAGGGAGTAAGAAGCAGTGCCACTGGCAGTGGTCACAGTCAAGGTTTGACCCAAGACATTCCACGCAAAAGCATCTTCAATACTGCGCTTGGCATCGTTGACAAACTTGCCAATCAGGGCAGAGTACGTAGTTTCACTAACAGTAGTGACTACTGGCTCTCTGAGCCTTACCAATACATCGTTGACTAATTCTAGGTAGGTCATGTTCTTGTCAACCCTTCTTCTTCAATGGTTACAACTACCGCAAAGGTTGATGCAGATTCAGAGGTAGCTTTAAGCTGATCGCCTTCTTCCATCACAAAATAAACAGTATTTCCCCAATCTTGGGTTGTTTTTGATGTAATAGTTTGTTGATAGACAATAGAATATGTAGTAGACGCAGAAGAGTCTACCCAATCAAATGTGATATGTTTATTAGAGGCAGTAGCATTTGCTGCGCGTAGCAATACAACCTTTGCATAGTACCCAGTAGGCACTGTGTAAAGTGTCGTATTTGTCGCGGCAGTAAGATTTGCTCCAACCGATAATGCTCTCATTTCGCTTTTGCCTTGTTCCTTGCGGATATAGCTTTAGCTTTTGCCTTTGCATCAGCTTTGGAGTTAGCACCCCATGCTTTTAGCGAAAGAAGCAGTCTTGTTGGTTCACCATTCTTGTACTCTGGGCCTTCCATGTTGCCCATACGAGCCAAGAAACTTGCTCTTCTACCAGAGTTGCCTGATTTTAGCGGAGATTTTAAGTCTAATCCTTCAGTTCTTTTGTAAAACTGACGACCAGCCTCATTAAGTCCACCTTTAGGATTTTGGTATTTTTTTAAGACCATTTTGATCTTTCCTTGAAGTTTACACCAGGACTAAGTGGTGCAGCAATAGCCAATTCAAAATCAACCCCAACTCTAAGCCTTCTCATCAAAGTTCCAGGCTTTAGATTCACTAATTTTGCTATTTCTGATATAGACCTATAACAGCCTCTATAAAAATATTTGTTTTTATTAGGGTCAATTTTTTCATGCTCAAACGGAGAGCCATACAATTTGTTTGCTTTCCATATCCTTTTATATGGAACCCCTAACTTTCTAGAAATTTCAGAAAGAGTTAGATTTTCTCCATTTAATAGGTATCTTTTTGTGTTTCGTCTATTGTTTGCCTGCTCAATGTTGGTTGCCCATTTGACATTTTCTGGAAAGTAGCCTTTGTTCACATCTATTCTGTCCAAAGAATGCTCTTTTGATGGTCTTAGTCCAACATCATTTATAAATGCATAAAAACCATTTTCGCCATGCCATTGAGGGCATACGTCTATCCCTCTTCCACCGTAATTTTTATAATCAGGAGAAACATTTGAATAACAACGATAAAAAAGGTGTTTCCAAGTGCCATGCGAAAGAATCAGTTTTCCAACAGTTTCTTTATCAAGACACTCTTTGATTTTCATCTTACTTCACCTTTTTAGGTTTCTTTGCA